TCGTATATAGAAAATTCAGATTACGATACAATTAATGATGGATTCAATGAAATATGTGAAAAATCATCAAGTGATTATAATCTTTTAACCAACATAGATAAATTTATTATACTTTTACACCAAAAAATAAATTTTATAAATCCAATTTTAAAATTATCAGCTAAGGATGATGATTCTAATAGCATCTCATATGAAATATTATTACACAATATCTTAAAAGAGTCTTTTAAATATAATATCGATTCAATAAAATTACCTAAAAACATGTATTATGCAGATGTTAATGAGATTTTGAATGAAACGGGTAATAGTATAGATTCCATTAAGAAGCATATAAATGATAGTAAAATATTAATGTTTGAAGTGCCAGATTTTATAAAAGGCATTCCTAAAATATATTTAAATTGTTTCGACAATACATTATTCTATTTTTCTAAATTATTATATACTTCAAACTTACAAAATATGTATAAAAAAATAATATTTTTGAAAAAAAATTTTAATTTCTTGCTATCTGAGATTTATGATATGGATCCTAAAGAGTTAGAGGTATTTCTCAACACTAAATAATTAAAATGGCTTATAAAAAATTCAGTGATTTTACAATATTCGACCCACCAGATATTAGTGATTATTTGGTTGGATATAGAGAACTTGGTGGGGAATTTAGGGCATCTTTGCAAAGTGTCACTGATGTTGTAAAACAATTCGTATCTCCCACTTTATCGAATACTCTATTTGTTAATATGTCTGGAAATGACAGTGCATTGGGAAATTCCGAATCATTTGCATTTAGGACAATTAAGAGAGCCATGGCCAAGGCATTGGAGATATCCAGAAGCATACCACAAGATGCGAAAGATTTTGAAGACATAAATGGATGGGGAACCTATCCCAATCCCGTTAATATATATGTTAGAGCTGGTAGTTACGTTGAAGATAATCCAATATATGTTCCTCCAGGAGTGACAGTAATTGGAGAGAATTCAAGAAGCGTGACCGTAATACCAAAAAATAAATTTTACGATATTTTTTGGGTGGATAATAAAACATCCATTCAGGGTTTCACATTTAAGGATTATTATTCACCAGCATATGCTGTTGCCTATCCAGAATTTGCTCGTTTAAACGATTCAAGTGTTGCGGGATACCCTTCAACCAGAATAGTGGAAGCAACAGCTAAGGCATCTTATTATTATGCTTTAGACTTTGCAAAATACCCAATAACAAAGCTATCTAAATCTAGTTTTTTAAATTTTAACGTAGATGCTGGACAGATAATATTAGATCCATTTAGAATTGCATTTTTGGGTAGATACTTTAGAAGTTTCGACAATAATGAAATATTTTTTACTTCCGAAGAATTAGTAAAACAGAAAGAATTCTGGGAAACGAAATATTATAATTTATCTTCTGCTGTCGAGAGACCTTTCATAATAAACCCTCCTTACATTTTTAATTGCTACACCATAACAACGCCAACTGAGTCCACAAAGAGTGATGCTGGTGGTACAATATACGTTAATGGTAATTTAGCGGATGGTCCATTGCGTTCAATGACGATTGAATCATGTGAACATTTCAATCAAGGTGGTAAGGGTATACATGTATCCAGTAATGGTTTAATAAATGTCATCGATAACTCTACAATTTGTTGTGCTGAGGGCATAGTTGCAACAGATGGTGGTACAGCTGTAGTAAATGGAAGCAATTGCACCTTTGGGTTAAGTGGTTTAGTATCTATTGGTAAATCACCTAAGCCAACAATGGTTGGTAGTTTAAAATTTGCTATTTTAAGCGGGGTTGATACTGATACATTTGTTATCACAAATTTAGGATCACCTGATTTATCCGCAAATCAACAATTTCCTAAAAACAAAAAACCATATGTTGGTCAAGTTTTTCAAATAGTAGATAGAAGTTATACAGTATTATCGTCTGGAATAAATTATTTGAGTGCAAACAATTCTGGTACATTTTTTGTAGTCCAGAGTGCTTCAAATTTACGTCCAGCATTATTTCCATCTAAGGGATATGAGTGTGATATTATAGTTGAAAAGGTATATTCTCTAAGTGCAGATGCGAGCGTAACTGGAAAAACATATGTTCCACCAGTAGATTCATTAAATTCTGGAAGTGATGTTCTATTTTATATTAGAAGTTCTATAGTGGCATATTCTCATACTTTTGATAATGTGGGTACTGGTATAAACTTTTTAAGTGCTATTCCACAGGACTCTGTAATTGGAGATGATAGTAAAGAAACAAACCACGATCTTGTAGGTAAAATTTTATTCAATTCAAGTAATAAAAGTGGTAATATTAATTTTGGAGATCACGTCATTATCAATCAAGTTGAAGGTGAAATTAATACCAAAACATTAGTTTCCGATGATACAATCGCAAATACATTAACAGCATATGATAATGTAAATATTGGAAATGTAAAATATAATGATCAGGCTGGTGGAAATCATCCTTCGTTAAATATAGTTAGAACTTCAGATGATAAAATATTAACTTTAGAATCCATAAACAATACAGCAAGTGCTAATAGTATTGGTGGGTTTAGTTCTAGAGGAACAACCGCTTTAAAAAAAGCACTATCAGCCAATGACGATATTCTGAAGCTTCAAGGTTTCTCTCATAATGGAGTCAATTATCCAAATTATGGTTATGATGGAAATGCTTCAATAAAATTTAAAGCTGCTGGAGATCAAAGTTCAACGAATGCTGGTGCATATATATCATTGTGGACCACTAAAATGGAAACAATCAGCACTACGAGCGAAAGAATGCGTATTGCTGATAATGGTTTTGTTGGAATAAACACGACCAATCCATTAAGTACATTGCATGTTGAGGGGGGATTACTCGTAACTGAAAATTTAAGTGTTAGTGGTAATTCCACATTTAATAATTTAAATGTGGCACTTTTAAGCGCATTATCATCCTACTTAGACGTATCTTACATTCAAAATTCTGTAATAGATAAATCCAAAATACAAGATTTATCCGTATCATTTCTAAGTGCCGATAACACTTTAATTCAAAATTTAACATCAGATGTATCTTACTTTAATATATTAACCGCAAATAATGCTAGGGTTTTATCAGCCGATTCTGATTACATTTACAGTAAAAAAACGGAAACTTTATTTTTAAGTGCATTATCTTCCAATTTAGATTTTATCTATAGCGATAAAATATTCGCAAACGATTTTACAGCCACTAATTTCAAAACATATGGCATTACAGTCTCTTACTTGTCTGCATTATCTGCCGATATAGGCACAACAAGTAGTTTGAGGGTTTCTGGTGATATTAATGTAAAAGATATTATATATGCATCCAATGGAAGTTCTGAAAATTGGACAAGCACATATATTACAGTTTCAGCGTTGAGTGCATTGTGGGGAGATGAATCTGGTGCAGTTTCCAAGCTATATGTTGATGGTAAATTTTTACCATTGAGTTCTGTGAATATTACTAAATGGGATTCAGTTTATACTTCAGTGAAAGACACATCTGCTAACTGGGATTCGGTTTATACTTCTTTCAACACGAATAGTGCTGATTATACGACATTTAATTATGTTAATAGTAACTTTTTAAATTTGACTGGAGGAACTGTAACTGGTGAAACCAAAATCAATGCGAATTTAACCGTTTATGGTAACTTAAGTGCAACAGGCAATTCTTATTTTTTAAATACAGTCTATTCAACTACTAGTGCATTGAGTGTTGTTAATATTGGAAACACTGGACCAGCACTTTATGTTGGTAATAATGGCACTGGAGACATTGCTTCATTTTATGATATTGATCTAGATCTGGAAGTTTTGCATATTGGTGGAAATAATGGCACCTATCCCAATGTTGGTGTAAAAACTAGCACCCCAAACAAAGATTTCACCGTTAAGGGTGAATTAAGTGCATCTAGTGATATTTGGACATCTGGTAATTTCATGTCTGCTGGCAGGGAATTATTTTCCATAATTTATCCAGATATAAATAAAGGATTAAATGTATATAGTACAGTAGATAGTAATAGTGCTAATTGGAATTCGGTTTATACTTCAGTTAAGGATGCATCCGCTAACTGGGATTCAGTTTACGCTTCTCTAAGTTCGGTTTATACTTCAGTTAAGGATACATCTGCTAACTGGGATTCAGTTTATACTTCAGTTAAGGATGCATCTGCTAATTGGGATTCAGTTTATACTGGTGTTAATTCAAATAGTGCTAATTGGGATTCAATTTACACTTCCTTTAATACTAATAGTGCCGATTATACAACATTCAATTATGTTGACACTAATTTTTTAAATTTAACTGGTGGTTCAATAAATGGTTCACTTAGTGCAAACGGTTCTTTAACTGTTGATGGTAAAATATACGGTACAATTATAGATTGGATGACCCTAACAAGAGGTTATAAGACAACTCCAACACTATTGGGAACCGCAACGGAAAGCGGTGATGCTGGTGATGTTTATGAGTATATTTTTGAATCCTCACCATCAGATATAACGTATTACCGTTTCATTTCAACAAATGGACAAAGAGATGAGTATTATGTTAATTATATTACAGGAACTCTTTCCAATTTAATAGTAAAAAAGAAAATTATACTATAAATATTAACATAACATGGCAACATATTTTTCAAAACAAAGTGGTAATTGGAGTTCTGCAACAACTTGGGTAACGGGTGCTGGTGATTTTGTCACAATGTCTGGTTGGGCACCAACTGGTGATGCCTCACTACCTCCACAGAGTTTCGGTTTAGAAAGAATTATAATTAGAGGTGGTCATACGGTGACATATGATGTTAGCGGTGCATTTGGAAATGGTATTTGGAGAGATTCTGATTTATATCCACTATCTGCCTATGTTTCTCCATATGAGTGTAGAGCGAATGCGATTATATTGAGTGGTGGTCGATTGAAAGCAGACAGAACTGTAAATACATCTTTAAGTTGCATTGGAACTTTAGGCGTAGCTTTGAGCGGATTTTTGGATTGGGGAACAGAACTCGATCCAATTTTGGTTAAATCGGAAATAGTATTAGTCACCACAACTGATGG